TATTATGGTGTATCTTATTATCCTAGACCATATTACACACATCATGTTCGTCATTATTATAATTGCCAACACAATTACTATAATCACAGACATTAATGAATAAAATAAAACCCTTTATATTCCCAACAATAGTAGCGCTTTCAGCTTTGTCTGTAAGCACTTCTGCTGCTTTTTACAGTGTTAGTGGTTTAATTAAATTATTTGCGGGGGCCGCATTTGCTGTGGGTATAATGGCTGGATCTTTAGAAATCGCCAAACTCGTCACAGCATCATTACTTTACCAATATTGGGGTAAATTAAACAAAGTATTACGTACTTATTTAACAATAGCCGCTATTGTTTTAGTATTAATAACTTCGGCTGGTATTTATGGTTTTTTATCTGCTGCTTACCAAACCACAGCAAATAAAGAAGCAATAATAGAACAACGTATTGCTGCTCTAGAAACCAAAAAACATTTATACGAACAAAACCGCGATAACTATCTCTCAGAAAAGAAATCATTAACACAAAATACTTCCGAGTTACGTTCTGCTTTAACAAATGAAAAATTAAAAAGTAAAAAATCATTTGAAAAGCAAATTAATAATATTTCTAAAACAGATGATAGAGTATCTTCCAAATTAGATATATCAAATGACTCTATATTTGCTCTAAATAATAGAATTTTAGAATTAAAAACCAATAGCTCATCTACTTCAGAACTTGGCCCTTTAAAATATTTAAGTAATCTTACAGGTAAACCAATGGATAAAATCATCAACTGGTTATTACTTGTAATAATATTTGTTTTTGATCCTTTAGCTATTGCTTTAGTAATAGCTGCTAATTTTGCTTTTTCTCAAATAAAAAAAACAGATGAACCATTGTTTGAAGAAAATATAGAAGAAATAAAAGAAATTGAAAATACTCAAATAGAACAAACCATCCCATCTCTTGCAGAAAGTGGATTAAGTCCTAAAGAATACGCTAAAATTTATCGTAAAAGACCTCATTAAAAGTTTGGTTTTTTAAATAGTTTTAAATATATTTATAGAAAATAATAATTGTTATGTTTAAAAAAATAAAAGTTTTCCATGAAGTTCCTTTTGAACTATTAGAATTAAGTATAGATTTTACAGATGGAGATTATTGTTTACCTCATTTGTTAGACCAAAACGAAACATATAGGAATTATTTTTATAAGGCTAAAACAAAAAGTCGTTATATTATAATGGATAATTCCTTACATGAATTAGGTACTGCTTACAATACAGATCGTTTATTATATTGGATAAATGAATTAAAACCAAATGAATTTATTGTTCCTGATGTTTGGGAAAATAAAACTCAATCAATCATTAATGCTAGAAAATGGGCTAGTATTCAATTACCTGAAGAAATAACTAAAGTAGCTGTTGTACAATTTAATTTTATAACAGATGCTATTGAATGTTACCAAACATATAAAGATCTAGGTTATAAAAAGATAGCATTTTCATATGGTGCTTCTTGCTATAACCTAATTTCATCTCATCCAAATAAAGATATGGGTAAAGCATTAGGTAGAATTGAATTAATATCTAAACTTTATAAAAATAGAATAATATCATCAACCGACAGAGTACATTTATTAGGATGTGCTGTACCACAAGAATTTGGTTGGTATGATGGTATGCCTTTTATTGAAAGTATCGATACATCAAACCCAGTTATGGCTGGTATCGAAGGAAAATATTATACAGCTAAAGGTTTAACTACTAAACCTATGGTTAATATGAATATGGTTCAAGATGAAGAAATAGATAAAGATATAATTGATATTATAAAAACAAATATCAATTTATTTAGATTTGTAAACAATTTAAAATAAAAATATGATGTTAAAATTTGACACATACTGTGATCATTGTCAAGAAATAGACTTAGATATGGATGATGTATACTGTTCTATGGATAGTTATGAATGTCAAGAAATGGCAGATTTACTATATGAAGAAGGTTATATAGCCAGAAAAGATGATTCATTAGAAAAACAATTAGAAAATTTAAGAGGAATTACTGGTAGTGAATTTAAAAATGCTATATTAAAACTAGCTACTAATTATTACCAACTAACACCAACCGAAACAGACATTATAATTACATTAACAAAAAAATTTTAATATGAAAAAACAAGTAGTAATATCATTATCAGGGGGTATGGATTCAAGTACTCTACTCCTACATTACCTATCATCCGGTTACCAATGTACTTGTATCTCATTTGATTATGGTCAAAAACATAAAGTTGAATTAGAGCGAGCAACTGAATTAGTACACTATATAAACAGTAATATATCAAACAATGTTAAACATCAGATTATCAAATTAGATGGTTTAGCTCAATTATTAAATTCATCATTAGTAGAAGGTGGAGAAGATGTTCCTGAAGGCCACTATGCTGAAGAAAACATGAAAGCAACTGTAGTACCAAATCGCAATAAAATATTTGGTAGTATTGCTCAAGCAATAGCATTATCTATTGCTACTCAAACAAATAATGAATGTAAAATTGCTTTAGGTATTCATGCTGGAGACCATAGTATTTATCCTGATTGTAGACAAGAGTTTAGAGATGCTGATTATAAAGCATTTTTGTTAGGAAATTGGGATTCACATTTAGTAACATACGATGCTCCCTTTTTACAAGTTGATAAATTTGATATTTTAAAACATGGATTAGAATGTTGTGAGCAATTAGGTTTAGATTTTGATGAAGTATATAAACGTACTAACACAAGCTATAAACCAATTTTAATTGAAACTAAAGCATCTTTAGGAACAATAGAATTTGAGCATGGTGGGATAATCCATAAACTCCCACAAGAAGCAACAGTATACGGCACTTGGTACTCAGACTACAAATCAGGATCTTCAATAGAAAGAATATTAGCTTTTATTAAGTTAGGTCACCCTGATCCAGTAGAGTATGCTGATGAAACTGGCCCTGTATCTTGGGATGTAGCTAAAACACACGCTGAAAAAATAGAAAAAATACATGGCAAAACACTCCAGTAATCCAATATGATCTTCAAGGTAATTTTATAAAAGAATGGAATTCGCAAAAAGAAGCATCTATTTTTTTAAAAACTAAAGGTGATGGGGTTGGAGCCTGTTGTAGAGGAAAACAAAAATCTGCTTATGGGTTTATTTGGAAATTTAAAACAAATTAATTATATTTAAAATAAAAAATTATGAGACAATTATTCTTTTTTCATGCTTCATGGTGTCAACCGTGTAAAGCCTTTAGTCCTATAATGGACCAAATTTCAAAACAAATCCCCGTGAAAAAAATCAACATCGATTACGAACCTGATGTAACAACTAAATATAATGTTACAAGTATTCCTACTGTAATATTAGTAGAAAATGGTCAAGAATCTCGTAGATTCACAGGTGTTAAATCCTATAATGATGTTTTAAACTTTATAAATCAATAATATGGGAAGATATATCTCAACAAAAACATTCGACAATTACTCTGTAGCCATCAGACAATGGAAAGCACAACACTCACACTGTCAGCTACTCCACGGTTATGGAATTTATTTTAAAGTATGGTTTGCCTCAAATGAACCAATGGAAGAAAATCAATTAGACGATATGAATTGGATTGTTGATTTCGGTGGCTTTAAAGCACCACCTAAAGGCAATGGTTTAAAAGACTGGATGGACTATATGTGGGATCATACCTTACTAATTGAAAAAGACGATCCGTACCTTGATTTCTTCAAATCAGCCGAAATGGAAGGTTTATGCCATGTTCGAGTAATGGATAAAATGGGATGTGAAAGTCTAGCTAAATTAGTTTATGACAAATTCAACGATGTATTATCTAAAACAGATGCTGGTCGTTGTAAAGTAATCAAAGTAGAATGCTTTGAACATGGAAAAAATTCATCAATTTATCAAGAAAATTAAAACAAAATAAATATGAAAACAATTATCAGTAATGGAGTCTATCTTAGAGTAGATAATGAAGTGGCTGACCGTGAAGTATCATTCGGTCGAGCTAAATTTGCACCTAAATCCGAATGGAAGAAAAATGTTCGTGATATTAAACCAGAAGAAGTAGTTGTAGCCGAAGAAAAAGGTGAAAAAACTAAATCTAGAAAAGCTGAAAAAGCTCGTAAATTGAAAGCTAAACAAAGACAATAATGAAACAAAAAATTAAAGAGGCAGTTTTATTGTTTTTTATACAAATAGTAATGTATGGTTTACTATGTATAAATTTTAGAGCTGTAGCTCAAACCCAATATAATTTAGCAGCATTAACTGATTTTATGATTGGTAGCATGAGTTTCTTTATTATAAGAAAAATAGCAAGATCTGAAGATGCTATTCACCAATGGATAGGATATGCCTTAGGGTGTGTTGCTGGATCTTATTTAGGTATTTACATTTCAACTTTATTACATTAATATTATGAGCAAAATTAACCCAAACAAACTATTAATCTCCAGCGACTTTTATAGCGTACAAGGAGAAGGCATATCATCTGGTATTCCATCATATTTTGTTCGTTTAGGTTTATGTAACTTAACTTGTGGTATGAGCAATAAATTCCTCAACCAACTTGTTAAAGACAAAAAACTAGAAGACGGAGAAATATTTGTAGGTGATCTACAAGCAGAAGGTAAAGCAACTTGGACTTGCGATTCTACATCACAATGGGCATGGAGAGGTGAAGACAAAGATTTTCAATATCTAATCGACCAATGGAAAGAACAAGGTATCTATGACGATATTTTAAATGGTACAATTCATATTATTTGGACAGGTGGTGAACCTACAATTAAAGGACATCAAGAAGCTATTGTAAATTTTATTCAATATATGTGGGAATGTGATTCATATAATTATACCCCATTTCATGAAATAGAAACAAATGGAACAAACTATATTGAAGATGAACTTTTAGAGTCATTAGACCAAATTAACTGCTCTCCAAAACTATCAAATTCCGGTTTATCAGTTAAACAGCGTATCAACCCAGAGGCTATTAAACGTATAATGCAACATTCTAATTATCAATTTAAATTTGTAATTTCCAATGAAGAAGATGTACAAGAAATATTCCGTGATTTTATCATACCATTTAGCATACCTCTTGCCAACGTCGTTTGTATGCCAGGATTAGATGATGCTGCTAATTTTGAAGAACGAACTCGATTTGTTTTAGAGCTCGCTAAAAAATATCGCTTCCGCGGTCTTACACGACTGCATATAGCAGCATGGAACAAAACGCTCGACTGTTGATATAGAAAATCAACTTATTAAAACATTAAACATATAGTTATGATACTTCAGAACCGAAAAGCATATTACAATTACCATATACTTGAAGAGTATATAGCAGGAATAATGCTAGTTGGTTCTGAAGTTAAATCTATTCGTAACCATGATATTAATTTTAAAGATAGTTATATTTATATCAATAACAATGAAGTGTTTGTAAAGCAAATGTTTATAGGAAAATATAAACAAGCGGTACATACTAATCATGAAGAAGTTAGAGATAGAAAATTATTGTTAACTAAAAAACAAATACGAAACATTCAAAAACAGCTTCAAGTAACAGGTATTACATCTGTACCTTTAGAAATATTTGAAATGAGTGGTAAATTTAAAATTAAAATAGCAATAGTTAAAGGTAAAAAGTTATATGATAAACGTGATGCTATCAAAGAAAAAGATATTAAATTACAAACTCAAAGAGAACTTACATAATGACTATAAATCAACTTGAAAAATTAGCCAATAATAAAAATAAAGCATTATTATATTTTAATGCTGATTATTGTGATGCTTGCCATCAAACACATCCAATCATGGAACAAATTAAAGAATTAAAACCCGAATACATATTCTACAATTTGGATATAGATGATGCTGATAATGATGAAATATCAGAAATGCTTAAAATAGATTACATGCCTACTCTTATTATTATAAATGATGGTAGTATGAGAAAATATAAAGGTAAAAGAGAGATAGTTAAATATTTGGCATCTCAAAAATAAGTTATTATATTATTAGAAATAAAATTTATATTAAATGGAGTTATTGAAAAAATCAAATGGTAGCTTACCACGCACGCAAGAAGAAATAAACAGCATGATTGAAGAAGCGGCTGTACATTATGGTAATTTTTTAAATGCTGTTGGTTTTGACTATAAAGCAGATCGCCAAACCGAAGATACACCTATGAGAGTTTCGAAGGCTTGGTTAAAAGATCTAATTGTAGGTTCAATTACAGATGAACCAAAAATCACAGTATTCCCTAATGATGAAGGATATAGTGGATTAGTAATCCAATCCGGTATTCCTATTGTTAGTATGTGCGCACATCACAATTTAGCATTTACAGGTTACGCTACTGTAGCTTATGTACCTGGTGAAAATGTAATTGGATTATCTAAATTAAATCGTATTGTAGAATGGTTTTCTCGCCGCCCACAAATGCAAGAATCATTAACACAACAAATTCATGATTATATTGCTGATAAAATGAAATGTAATTCAGTAGCAGTAAGTATTGCTTGTAAACATACTTGTTGTTCACATAGAGGTATTAAACATCCTTCAGTAATGACCACAAATAAATTTAGTGGTGTGTTTATGGAAAAGGATAATTTAATTAGAGAAGAATTTTTACACGCAATTGAAACAAACGCCCCTGCTTTAAAATAATGAAAAAGATATATTTAAACTGGGCTGGTATAGAATCATATATTGATACTTTAGCTTATAAAATAGCAGCAAGTGGAAAACAAGTAACAGTTATTCATGGATTGTCTAGAGGTGGATTGATACCCGCAGTATTATTATCTCACAAATTAGGTATTCCTTATGTAAATGATTGGCCTATACTTAAACATTTATATGATCCTAAAACAACACTAATAGTTGATGATATTTGCGACTCGGGTAAAACATTAAAACCTTATACTGATTATATTACAGTTACTCTTCATCACAAAACAACAGCTATTGTTGAGCCTACATTTTGGGTTAAAACAGTAGAAGAAAACGAATGGACTTGCTATCCTTGGGAAGATAAAGAATCACAAACAATTCAAGATTATAAACTATAATATGCAACCTAAAGAATCAAAATCAAGTAGACACTTTATAATCAGTTTAATTAAATCAGTTACAAGGATATTTTCAGGATTATCTTTATGTTTTGGTTTATTACATTTAGCTGGAATATTTTTAATATTAGCTGAATTTTTAGGTATAGCAGAAGAATTTTAAAACAAATAAAATGATAACAATATACGCACATAAAAACCACCCAGACGCAGTTATACCAACTGTAGCATATGGTTCAACATCAGCATGTTTTGATATAACATGCACTGAAACAACAACAATTCCTGCTAGAGGTAAAGCAGTAGTACCCAATGGTTTAAATCTAACAATTCCGGATAGTTTAAATTATTGGATGCAAATTCAATTACGTTCTAGTAAAGGTTTCAAACATGATTTGGTACCTCATTACGGAACAGTAGATGCTGGTTATACAGGAAATTTAGGTATTAAAGTTTACAACTTAGGTGATACTGACGTAGTAATTGAAAAAGGTGAAAAATACGCTCAAATAGCTGTTATTGAAAGACCTGAATATGAAATTATTGAACTAAACAATCAAGAATTTGAATCATTTAAAACAACTCAACTTCGTGGAGATAGCGGATTTGGTTCAAGTGGAAAATAAACAATTAAAATAAATATAAATTATGAGAAGTACAAAAGAAATCATTGCTGACCTAAGACATAATATTGAATGGTCTCAACCAAACATTAGACATAATGCTTTAGTTACTTTAGTTAATGAATTAGAACAAGCATTAGATTCAACTCCAAAAACAATAATTCACCCCCCGGTTGCAGTAAATGAAATACCATTAACTCCTACAGTTGAAATAGTAGAAGCAAATGAAGAGCCAACCACTCAGGATGAATCAACTACTCCTAAAAAAGGTAGAAAACCATCATCAAATAATCCTTAAAAAAATAGAGTTCAAAAATTTAGAGCCCCATAAGGGGCTTCTTATATTTAACTAATATTATGTATCAATCAATATATTATTCACATAACGGAGATGATAAAGGTACTTGTTACCTTAGAGATGATAAAAAAGGATGGAGTGAATTTAAATATAAACCTACAGTTTATAAATTAGATCATGAAGGTGAATATGAAACATTATTTGGTGATAGATGTTCTCCAATTCAAGGAAAATTTGATTGGAATGATCCTACTGTATTAGAAAAAGATATTCAAAAAGAATTAGCTATATTAAGAGATCTATATTATAAAGATGATTTTGCTCCTGAAAAACATAATATAGTTTATTTCGATATTGAGATTGAAATATTAGGTACTTTAAATCCTCAAACTGTTAGAGAAGCAAACGCTCAAATGACATCAGTAGCTATTATAGATGTTTCTACTAATAAAAAATATTGTTATATTGTAGATGAATCTAAAGTTATTGAATATGTAGACAAAGATAATAAAGAAATCATACCATGTATTAATGAAAAAGATTTATTAAGTAAATTTTTAACTAAATGGGTTGAGTTAGATCCTACTATTATAGTTGGTTATAATAGTGATTTCTTTGATATTCCATACACTTACTTTAGAATTAAAAAAATACTAGGAGAAGATATGGCTTTATTTTTATCTCCTATTAAAAAAATAAATGATAATATTTATAACTCATATTCACCAATAACAATAGGAGGTGTGAATAGTCTTGATTATATGCTTTTAGTTAAAAAGTATATCATGAAAGAAGAATCATCTTATAAATTAAATGATATAGGATTAAAATATGCTAAATTAGGTAAAGTCGAATATAATGGCTCATTAGATAAACTATTTAAAGACAACCCAGATAAATTTATTGAATATAATCTTCGAGATGTTGAAATTATTGAGGCTTTAGAAAACAAATTACAATTTATCAAATTAACAGTTTTAATATGCCATTTATGCCATGTACCTTATGAATCAATATATTATAATACAGTATTAAATGAAGGTGCTATATTAACATATTTAAAACGTAAAAATATAATATCACCTAATAAACCAACAACTACAAATAAAAATATTAAAGAATTAAATATAGGTGATGAAGTACAACACCAGCGAGGAACTCCAACTGTTGAAGGTGTGATTACTTATATAGATGAAACAACTAATAAAGCTCAAGTTAGGACTAAAGCTAATACTTTAAAAGAAAGAAGTTTAAAATCAATAAGAAGAAAAGAATCATACGCTGGAGGATATTTATTAGAACCTAAACCTGGATTATACTCATATGTAAGTGATTCTGACTTTACTAGTCTATACCCAAGTATTATTAAATCTTTAAATTTAGGGATTGAAACATTAATAGGTAGAATTGTAACTAAAACTAATTATGAACAATATAATTCTTTAGAAAAATTAAAAGAAAAGGATCCTGAAGAAATAATTCATTTAGAAAAATTAGATATTAAAACATATAATTTAAAACCTGGTAAAGTTAAAATAAAAGATTTAATAGAATTAATTGAAGAAAACAATTGGTCAATATCAGCTAGTGGAGCATTTTATAGAAATGATATTAAAAGTATATCATGTGAAGTATTGGAAGATTGGTTTGGAAAACGAGAACATTATAGAGGATTAAAAAAACAAGCAGGTAAAAAAGAAGATTGGGAAAATTATAAATTATATGATTTGTATCAAATGGCATTTAAAATCTTACAAAATGCACTTTATGGTACTTATGCTATAAATGGATGGAGATATACTGATGGGTATAAAATATGTTCTGCTTCTATTACAAATAGTGGTCAACGATTAGTTAAATCTAGTATAATTTATGCTGATAATTTAATTGAAGAATATATTAATACAGATGTAGAAAAATTAAAAAAATTACTAAATTTATAACAGAAACTAATAATAATTATTCTATTATATCTAAGGTATGTAGGGATATTTTTTCTCAAACTAATGATTATAAATGGAAATATAAATAATATGGAAGATTTCAATCCTAAATATGTAATTGCTAGTGATACAGATAGTATGTATATCTGCTTAGAATTACTATTAAAAAAATTATACCCTAATTTGAACGAAATGGATGAAGATGAAAAAATTAATAATCTAATTAAAATATCTAAACATCTTCAGGATAAATTTAATGAAAACTTAAGAGATATATCAAAACGAGTTTTTAATATTAATAAAAAACATTATTTTGAATTAAAACAAGAAGTAATAGTTAAAAGAGCATACTGGTCAGGTAAACGAAGATATGCTATGTGGGTTGTTAATAAAGAAGGTGTACCAATACCTGCTGACCATAAAGATGCTTTTGATATGAAAGGTTTAGATATAATGAAATCTAACTTTCCTCCATTATTTAGAGATTTTGGTGAAAATTTAATTAAAAAAATTCTATTTGATACTCCTAAACCTGAAATAGATAAATTTATTTTGGATTGGAAAAAATCATTAGATTTAATAGATTGGAAAAAATTATTAAAACCTACTGGTCTAAAAAAACTAGATGAATATATTAGTAAAAAACCAGACGCAGGTGAAATATTTTCTAAATTAGCTTTAAAATGCCCTGTTAATACTAAAGCAGCAATATACACAAATGACCTATTAAAATTTAAAAAACTAAATAAAAAATATCAACAATTCCAGATAGGTGATAAAATGTATATAGCTTATTTAAAAGAAAACCCATACCGAATAGATGTGTTAGGAATTAATGGATATGATGATGCTCCTGAAATTTTAGAGTTTGTTGAAAAATATATTGATAGAAATCAAATGTTTGAATCTGTTATTAAAAATAAAATAGAAAACCTATTTGCTGATTTAAATTGGGGTATGCCTATATTTAATGAAAAAGTAAATAAATTCTTTAAATTCTAATTTGGCTAATTAAAAAACATTAATTATATTAATATTATATGATAGAAAAATTAACCTTAATATCAGTCATTTCAAAATATTACCTTAATGGAATGGTAGAGGCTGTTCGTTGGGATATAAAAGATAAGAACTTAAATATCAAATTTACAGCTCCATCTAAAGAAATGATAGGTAATATAACTTATAAAAATATACCTCTTGAAGATTCCATAATAGGAATAAGTAATACTACTCAATTAAATAAATTATTACATATAACAAGTGGTTATTTAGATTTAAAATACACTAAACAAAATAAATTATTTACTAAACTTATTATATCTGATAAACAATTTACTGTTAATTATGCTTTAGCAGATTTAATGATTATACCTAAAAGTGGTGATTTAAATGGTGATATTTTATTTAATATTGAAGCAAAATTAGATAATGAGAGTATAAGTGCTATTGTGAAAGCAAAAACAGCTTTATCTGAAAGTGAAACAGTATTAATTAAACCAACATTAAATGATGATGGTGATTATCAAATAGAAATGGAATTTGGAGGTAATATTGAATACGCTAATAAAGTATCATTTTTTATTCCAAATATAATGACAAATAATGTACCTGATAATTTTAAAGTTTATTATAATTCAAACATGATTAAAGAAATTATGTATTGTAATAGAGATATGGTATTAGGAAACATATCTATAAATTTAGATGGTTTAATGAAATTAGAATTTGAAAGTAAAGATTTAAAAAGTACTTATTACCTTGTTGCTAAGGAAATATAAGATCATATATTTATATCAAATAAAAAGTTATATAAAATGAAGTTACAAGCAGTGTACAATGCGGTTATCATAAAACCGTTTAATGAAGAAGAAATCAAATACGGAAGTATTATCGTCCCAGATCTTGGAAAAGAAAAAAATCTTAGCGGAACTGTAGTTTCTGTAGGACCAGGCCAATATTCACTTACTGGTACTCTTATCCCAACTGTACTTAAAGAAGGACAAAAAGTTATATTACCTCAAATGGGCCCCGTGAAAGTAGAACATGATGGTGAAGAATATTACGTATGCCCAGAAAATCAAGTATTAGCAATTTTAAACGATTAAAATAAGTTATATGAGTAAAATTATAGAATTCGGCCCAGAAGCTAGAAAAAAATTATTTAATGGAGTTGAGAAATTATCCAACGCTGTTACATCAACTTTAGGCCCTAATGGTCGTAATGTTGTTATTTCAAAACCAGGTGAATACCCAGCTAGTACAAAAGATGGAGTTACTGTAGCTAAATCAATAACACTTGAAGATCCAATTGAAGAATTAGGTGTACAAATGGTTAAACAAGCTGCTATTAAAACAGCAGATACAGCTGGTGATGGTACAACTACATCAACTTTATTAGCGACCGAAATGGTTAGACAAGGTTTAACGCATTTAAGTAACGGAGCTAACGCGGTAGAAATTAAACGCAGTATAGATGCCGCTGTTAAAGATGTCCTTGAATTTATACGCACACAAATTAAAGAAAATATATCATCTGAGGAACAACTAAAACAAATTGCTTCCATCTCAGCAAATAACGATCCTGAAGTAGGAGAATTAATTGCTACAGCTATGGAAAAAGTAGGTCGTGAAGGTGTTGTTCATATTGAAGAATCAAAATCAGGTGAAACATATCTTGAAACAGTAGAAGGTATGCAGTTTGATCGTGGTTATAAATCACCTTATTTTGTTACTGATAATAACTCAATGACTAGTACTTTAAATGATGTTTTAATTCTTATAGCAGATAAAAAATTCACTCAAGTAAAAGAATTATTACCTATACTTGAAGCTGTATCTCAACAAAATAAATCTTTACTTATTGTAGCTGAAGATGTTGAAGGTGAAGCATTAGCTACACTTATTGTAAATAAAGCTAGAGGTATATTAAAAGTAGCGGCTGTAAAAGCTCCTGATTTTGGTGATCGTCGTAAATTGATTTTGGAAGATATGGCTATTTTAACAGGTGGTCAAGTGTTTAGTACTGAAAAAGGTATGAAATTAGATAAATTTAGTTGGGATTGGTTTGGTAAAGCACGTGTTGTAACAATTACTAAAGACACTACTACTATTATTGATGGTAAAGGAGATGAAAATTCTGTATCACAACGTATAACAGAACTACAACAACAAATTGAAAATTCAAAAACACCATTTGAACAAGAAAAATTACAAGAACGTTTAGCTAAATTTATAGGTGGTGTAGCAATTATTCATGTTGGTGGAAATACTGAAACCGAAATGAAAGAAAAGAAAGATCGTGTAGATGATGCTTTACATGCTACAAAAGCAGCCATTGAAGAAGGTATTGTACCAGGTGGTGGAGTAGCATTATTACACGCACGTAATGGTATTAAAAACCGTGATACTATTGGCTCTAATATAGTTTGGCATGCTTGCGCAGCCCCACTTAATAAAATACTTAAAAACGCAGGATATGAAGATTTAGCAATATTCCAAGTTATAAGTGATACTAACAACAGTGAAAATTGGAATGGTTGGGATTTGAAAGAAGAAAAATTAACCAACATGAAAGAAGCAGGAATCATCGATCCAGCCAAAGTAACCCGTTGCGCTCTTGAAAATGCAGCATCAGTAGCAGGAACCATTTTGTTAACAGAATGTACTGTTGTTGATAAACCAGAAGAAAAGAAAGCAGACGAAGGATTTGGAGGTATGGGAGGAATGTTTTAAATTTAGTTAAAATAAGTTATGAAAGAACATACATTGTGGGTCGAAAAATACCGTAGTAAAACATTAAATGATTATGTTGGTAATGAGCAAATAAAACAAGCTATTTCCCAATATTTAAGTCAAAATGATATTCAAAACTTCTTATTTTTCGGCCCATCAGGTACTGGTAAAACAACATTAGCAAAACTTATTGTTAATAATCTTAATTGTGATTATCTTTATATTAATAGTAGTGATGAGAGAGGTATTGATACAGTTAGGGAAAAAATAACAGGATTTGCTTCAACAGCATCATTTAAACCTCTTAAAGTAATAATATTAGATGAAGCTGATTTTTTAACGATACAAGCACAAGCATCACTTAGAAATATAATCGAAACATATTCTCGTTCTACTCGTTTTATAATGACTTGTAATTTTATAGAACGAATTATAGATCCACTTCAATCACGATGTCAGGTATTAAAAATAGTACCTCCAACTAAAAGTGAAGTTGCTAGACACGTAGCTAATATATTAGATACAGAATCAGTTGAATATGATTTAGATGCTTTAAAAATAGTAATAAACCAATTTTATCCTGATATTAGAAAAATATTAAATACATGCCAATTAAATACAATTGATAATATTTTAAAAATTGATAAATCTATATTAGTATCATCTGGATATCAAAGTAAAATATTAAATGAATTAAAAAAACCATCATCTAAATCATTTAATGTAATACGTCAAATAATAGCTGATTCTAACATTAATGATTTTGAAAGTACATATAGGTACTTATATGATAATATAAATGAATATTCTCAAGGAAATGAAGGTATAATTACTGTAATATTAGAAGAATATCTATACCATGCTAATTTTAGAATAGATAAAGAAATTAATATAATGGCATGTGTGTCAAAACTATTACAAACATTAAATAAAAAAGTATTATAAAATGAAAGACCAAGTAAAATTAAACATCGATTTAAAAGCAACACAACCAGTTACATCATCTGAAGGTAATAGTGTATTTGCTGAAGGAGTAATTCTAAGGAAAGTATCTAAATTTTTAGCCGGTACATCAGAAGATGGTATAATACCAATACCGGTATTTTATGATATAAAAAGCGGTAAAATCTTAATTGAAACATTACCTAAAGAACTAAGAGAAGAATTTAAAAATGAAAATATTTGATTGGTTAACACAAATTACTGTTAATAAAAAATCTTGGAATTCATTCTCAGAGGATGATAAATTATCTTTTAACCCATATATGATTCATAGATACTTGTCTATGGAAAAGGATTATATTGATATAGTAAATTACATTCAAGTTATACCTTATACAGAAAAAGAAAAAATATATAAAATTTACTGCAATATGATTCCTAAGAAAAATATATTTTTAAAATATATTAAATCATCTTCCAAGAAAAAAATACCAGATTCTGTGCTTCAATTTATAGCTAAAGAATATACTTGTTCATTAGGAGAAGCAGAAGAATATTCTCATATTATAGGTAAAAATGGTATAATTAGTATTTTATACAAACATGGTGTAGATGAAAAAGAACAGAAAAAACTATTAAAAGAAATTACAATATGACAAAAAACAACGAAGTATACCCTTATCCCACAACCGAACCTTTTACCTCAATTGAGGTTTTTGAACAAACATATCCTGAATTGGCTAAAGAATTTAAGCAAATTCAAGAGGAACAATATGAATTGTTTGCTGAAAAAATGCTTGATTATGGTATAGAAAATATTGCTTTAGGATCTGATTTATCAAATTTTGAAGATGTAAAACTTTCTCTTACTGGTATTTGGCTTAGATGTAATGATAAAATCAACCGTTTAAAAAATATTTTAAAGCGTGGTGGTAAAAATTATGTTGAAGGAGAATCTATGATAGATAGTTTTATTGATATTGCTAATTATGGAATCATAGCCCAATTAGTAGCTAAAGAAAAATGGAAAAAATAATTTGGCTTTATTAAAATAATACCATATTTTTATGGTATGGAAAAAATAAATGAAAGTCAATTATCTAATGCTCGTGAAAAATTCATGAATAAAAGAATTACTTTCAAAACAAAAAATAGTAGTTTTGGACATGGTACTTGTCAGTTTTTAGGATATAATCAATATTTTCCTTCTTGGGAACTACAAATTACAGTTGACAGAACTCCTTATCAACACGTTATTTTTGAATCTATTAAATTAGTTGAAGACAAGGGTAAATAATTTTGAAATAATAAACAATCTGCTTACATTCGAATCTAGGATAATGATTAAAATAACTATAGATAAAATGAAACTAATAATAAATAAAGGACAAAAATTATGGTTCACAAGTGATACACACTATAACCATTCAAATATCTGCTCAGCTACTACAAAGTGGACTGGTGCTGAAAATATGACTCGTGCTTTTAATTCATTGGAAGATATGAATAAAACATTAGTTGAAAATATAAATTCATGTGTTGAAGAAAATGATGTTTTGATTCATTTGGGTGATTGGTCTTTTGGCGGCTTTGATATGATTGAAGAATTTAGAAAGCAAATCAAGTGCAAAAATATTCACCTGGTATTAGGTAATCACGATCATCATATCCAAAACAACAAGAATAATGTACAATCTCTGTTTAGTTCTATTCACGAATATTTGTATTTGGATTTGAGAATACCAGCTGGAAAAGAAGTAAACAAATTTAGAATGGTTTGTATGCATTATCCTCTAGCTAGTTGGAATGGAATGAATGATGGTGTTGTTCACCTTCACGGACACGTTCATCTTCCTAAAGATCTTAGAGTGGCTAAAGGTAAAGCAATGGATGTTGGTGTTGACGGAAACGATCTATACCCAATTGAATTGTTTCAAATATTGAATATTATGAAAACACAACCGGTTATGAGCTTGTCATTGCCAAAAGATCATCACGTTAAAAGAGTAGCACCAGTTGAAGAAAAAGGAGGACATTATGGATGTTAGTAAATTACAAGAATTTCTTGAGAGTGAAGAAGGACAACGTTCTATGGATAAATGGGCTATGGATCTTGCAAATAAACAAGAACATCTAAAACGTTGGGTTGAAAAGTTTAAAAAGTGGGCAGAACCAAATATAGATGCTGCTTTAGAAATACTAATCACCAAATATTATTCTTCAGAATATGTTAAGC